CTCTAGTCATATTTGCATGGATGACTGATCAGCAATACTTTAAAGATCTTACAGACATAAATACTCTAATGAAACTCAGAGATAAAACTGAAGATCAATTGATGAATGAATTAAGTGGATTTGGTTTTGTGGATGATGGGAGCTCACATCATAATCAAGAAGAAGATACAATAATTGATATGACAACCGACTTTCGTGAAGAGTTCCGCGGGCTTTTTTAAGCCACGTTTATTATAAATATTAAAATAAATCACAATAAACAAACGCCTTTCGTAGGGAGATTAAGATGCCGTTTCAAGTTGATGAAAAGCTACATTATGTATATAAAATCGTGAACATGATAAATTCTAAAGAATATATTGGCATTCATTCTCAAAATGTATCAAAGAAAGACGACTATTATGGTTCTGGTAAATTGATAGGGCTGGCTATAGAAAAATACGGAATAGAAAATTTTAGTAAAGAAATAATTTTTATCGGGAATGATAGAGATGAAATTGTAGATTTTGAAAAATCGTTGGTAAACGAAGATTATGTTTCAATGAATAATACTTATAATTTAGTTGTAGGCGGCGGCAATCCGCCAACCGGGTGTTGGAAAGGCAAAAACCACACCAAAGAAACTAAACTAAGAATACGCAATAGTAAAATAGGAAAGTGCACGGGTGTGGATCATTGGACTAAAGATGTTGTTCATGAACAAACTTTGAATAAGGTTGCAAAAAATTTAATAAAAATTTCCTTTGGTAATTCATATGCTAAAGGCCACAAGAAAACATATGAACAGAAAGAAATAGAAAAACTTAGAAATCTCGGAAAAAGGTGGTGCACTAACGGAGAATTGGAAATATTTAGTTTCGAATGTCCAGATGGTTATCGATTTGGAAGAAATTATAAAAGAAAAGGAATTAAATAATGTCGTTTCAAGTCTCACCTGGAATTAATAAAAGTGAAATTGATCTTACAACATCAGTACCAGCGGTTGCTACAACCGAAGCTGGCATAGGTGGTGTATTTAACTGGGGTCCAGTTGGCAAGATTACTTTAATTAATTCAGAAAATTCATTAGTTGCTAGATATGGCAAACCAACCAACGAAAATTACGAAACATTCTTTAGTGCTGCAAACTTCTTAGCATATTCGAGTAGTTTGTATGTTAGTCGTGCTGCTGTAACAACTGGTGATGATGTTACAGTTTCAGTCAACTTGGATGGTAATACAACAATCGTGATTACTGCTATTAGCACCGGTATAGCGAATGCTCAAAGTGTTTATGGTGCTGGTATCGTAGACGGAACTACAGTTTCTGGTCTTACATCTAATGCTACACATACAACTATAACCCTGAGTGCCAATGCAACTCTTGGTAACTCTTCGGTGTCAAGTACACAGAGCGTTAATTTCTTTGATACAAATCTTTCTTTCAATGCCGTAGCAAATTCTACAATTGCAGTTGACAGAAAAGACTATATTGTTAAAAATCTTGATGATTTTGAAAATGTTACTATACCTTCTGGTGTAGAATATGTAGCTAAATATCCAGGTTATCTTGGTAATTCACTTAAGATTTCCGTATGTGATACGGCTGATCAGTATAGTTCAGTTGTAAATCCATTTGCATTAGCGGGATATACAAACACTTCAATAATTCCAGGCTCATCTGGTATCGATATTGCCGTTAATTCTACTACTGCTAACGTTTACATTTCAAACTCTGCAACACTGGCCTTCGCTACTACATACACTGCTGCTGGTGCATTAAAAAATTCATTTATTGTTGGTGATTATATCGAAGTTGGTAATACCACTATCGGTAAACAAACACTTAAAATTAAAACTGTTGGTGCTCTACAGAATACCAATCCATTGTCACCAACTGGTACATCATATTTTAATCTGGAAGTTGAAACTCCATTCAGTAAATCTACCAATTGGACAGATACTAGTGTTACACGTAAGTGGGAATATTACAACTTAGTTGATAGTGCACCAGGAATATCAGAAACTGTATCTGATCTTAATATTTCGGTAGTAGATCAAATAAGTGCTGTTGTTGTTGACGAAGATGGTAAGTTTTCTGGTTCTAATGGAACCGTTCTTGAAGTATTCCAAAATCTTTCAAGAGCTACTGATTCTAAAAATTCAGACGGTACTTCAAATTATTATAAGACTGTAATAAATGACAATTCTAAATATGTTTGGGTTGCCAACCCAACTGCAGATGCACCTGTTGCTGTAGCAGCGGCCGTTGCAAATTCTACAAGAGCTGCACCATATACAAAATCATTTGGTGGTGGTACTAATGGGGTTTCAGAAGGCAGTACTTCAATGGCAGCATTAGCCAATGCATATGATCTCTTTGCAGATTCAAAAAGCGTTGATGTATCGCTTCTAATTACAGGTAAATCTATTAATGGTGCACAACTAGCCAACTATATAATAGATAATGTTGCAGAGGTTCGCAAGGATTGTGTTGTATTTGTATCACCAGAAAGAGACGATGTCGTTGGAACTGGAGTTGGAGTTGAGGGTCAACAGGTTGATAATTCAATTGCATTTAGAAACACTATGAGATCATCATCTTATGCATTCCTTGACAGTGGTTATAAGAAACAATACGACAAATATAATGACGTATTTAGATTCATTCCATTAAACGGTGATATTGCCGGTCTTGCTGCAAGAACCGATGATGTTAGAGATGCGTGGTTTTCGCCAGCTGGATTTAGCAGAGGACAAATCAAGAATATATTTAGTCTTGCATGGAATCCTAATCAGGTTGAGAGAGATAATCTCTATAGAGCTGATGTTAATCCAGTAGTATCATTCCAAGGACAGGGTACTATTCTATATGGAGATAAAACTGCATTAGGTAAACCAAGTGCATTCGATAGAATCAACGTTCGTAGATTGTTTATTGTTCTTGAAAAGGCAATTGCAAATGCATCACAATCAACATTGTTTGAATTCAACGACGAATTTACAAGAGCTCAGTTTAAGAACTTGGTTGAACCATTCTTAAGAGATCTTCAAGGTCGTCGTGGCATTTATGATTTCAGAGTAGTCTGTGACGAAACAAACAATACAGAAGAAGTTATTGATACTAATAGATTTGTTGGTGATATCTATATCAAACCAGCAAGATCTATCAACTTCATCCAACTTAATTTTGTATCGGTTAGAAGCGGCGTAGAATTTACAGAAATCGTAGGTCGTTTCTAAACATATAAATAAATTTAAGAATTAAATAAGTAGGAGAGTCATAATATGGCATTTAATATTAACGACATCAGAAGCCAATTAACATATGATGGCGCTAGACAGAATCTATTCCAGGTTCAAATCACCAATAGAGGTAATTCTGTTGCAGATTTAAAAGTGCCATTTATGGTACAGGCGGCATCTTTGCCTGCTTCTAATCTTGGAACTATACAGGTACCATATTTCGGAAGAATGATGAAGTTGGCTGGTGATAGAACATACGATCCATGGGTTGTAACTATCATCAACGATGAAGACTTTCTTGTAAGAAATGCTATGGAGGAGTGGTCTAATAAAATTAATCGTTTCGAAGGAAACATTAGAGATATTAGAAACTACAAGTCGCAGGCTCAAGTAATTCAATATGCTAAAGATGGAAAAGTCTTAAGAGTATATGAGTTTAATGGTCTCTTTCCATCAGTAATTTCACCAATCGATCTTGGATGGGACTTGAATGATTCTTATGAATTATTCCAAGTAGAATTCCAATATGATAATTGGGAAGTTAAAGGCGGAACGACTGGTAACGCCGGCGGAAAATAATGATAGGGATTAATTTCCCTATCATTTAAATTATAATTAGGATATAATGAATGAATTTTTTTGGTTTTGAAATTAAAAGAAAAGAAGAAGAACCTCTATCGTTTGCCACTCCGCAAACTGATGATGGGGCAGTTGTTGTTTCAGAAGGTGGAATCTATGGCACATATGTTGACATGGAAGGAAGCATTAAGTCTGAAGCAGAGCTTATAACAAAATATAGAGATATGGCAAGTCATACAGAAGTTGATATTGCCATAGATCACATTGTGAATGACGTGATTGTTCAAGAACCTGAAACTAAGAGTGTTTCCATCTTCTTAGATGAAATAGAATATTCTGAAAGCATTAAAAAGAAAATGTCGGAAGAGTTTGAAGAGATTTTGCGTCTGCTTCAATTTAATGAATTATCTTATGACACATTCAGAAGATGGTACATCGATGGTAGATTATATTATCACTGTATTGTAGATGAATCTAATCCACTAAACGGTATTACAGAACTTCGTTACGTAGACCCAAGAAAAATAAGAAAAATTCGTTCATATGAAGATAAGCGTTCTTCAGCTGGTGTATCATTCAAGAGAACTAAGAGTGAATACTACATTTACAACGAAAAGGGTTTTGCAAAAACGAGCGGCAACCAAGCAGTCCCGTCGAATAACTCAGCAACTGGTTTAAAGCTTGCTAAAGATTCTATTATTCATTGCACATCCGGTCTTACAAGCAACAATGGTGATTTAGTATTAGGTCATCTACACCAAGCGATTAAGCCACTCAATCAGCTCAAAAGTTTAGAAGATTCTCTAGTTATCTATAGAATTTCTAGAGCACCAGAAAGAAGAGTGTTCTATATTGATGTTGGTAATCTACCAAAATTAAAAGCTGAACAATATGTTCGTGACTTAATGACTAAGTTTAAAAATAAAATCGTATACGATCAAGAAACTGGTCAAATTCGTGATACTCGTAAATTTATGACTATGTTAGAAGACTTTTGGTTGCCTAGAAGAGAAGGTGGTAAGGGTACTGAAATTACAACACTTCCTGGTGGTGAAAATCTTGGTCAGATAGATGATATTCTATATTTCCAAAAACTTCTTTACAAATCACTTAAAGTTCCAACGTCTAGATTAGATTCAGATGTTAATTTTAATCTTGGTAGATCAAGCGAAATAAGTAGAGATGAAGTTAACTTTGGTAAATTTATTCAGAGACTTAGAAACAAGTTTTCAGTACTATTCTTAAGAATACTTGAAAGACAGCTTATTCTTAAGAACATTATTACTCCAGAAGACTGGGATTCTATTAAAGATAATATATCTTTTAGATATGCTCAAGATAACTACTATGCTGAACTAAAAGAACAAGAAGTATTACGTGAACGTATAACATTGCTTAGAGATATAGATGATTATGCTGGCAAGTATTACTCACACATTTGGATCAGAAAACAAGTTCTTAGACAAGCTGAAGATGAAATCGATAAAATCGATGAACAGATTGAAGAAGAAAGAAATGATCCGCAATATAATCCGCCAATTATGCCAGGTGAAGAGCCAGATGGTGGAGGCGATCCGCCACAGGGCCCGCCTCAGTAATTGCAAACCAAAAGATTATAAATATATTTAAAAGAAGGACATAACGATGCCAACCACTAAAGATTTACTTCAACTTGCTGTTTCAGGCGATGTTATTGGATTCACTAAAACATATAGTGAAATAATGGACGAAAAAATTGCTGATGCTGTTGAAGTTAGAAAGCTTGAAATCGCTGACAGTATTTATGATTCTGAAGAAGTTGTCGAACAATTCGAAGATGAAGATTTAGACGAAAGTTTAGATCATGATCTCGA